ATTTGGACTCTATAGTTATTTTATTATTTGTTATATATTTTGAATACTTAATTCTCACGATGTAGCTTCTCCTTCCTTTTTGGAAGTGTTGAGCTGCAGAATGATTGTTATTTTTCAATCTTTAACAAATAACCTTGTTTTCTAAGAGCATTTTGATATAAAATTTCATGTTTTATATTACTCTTAGCATTTATAATTGTTTGTATTGTATACCTGTATCGTCAGGTTTGTATGTGTTCAAGGAAACACATACCATTGACTTACGGATTTTTATACGGAGTGAAAGTTTGTGAACACTTTATTTGTTCATATTAATTTTTAGTGACGAAAGTACCTAAAGTAATCAAGCTATAATGTTCTGAAACTCGAAAGGGGGCAAGAACCTCTTATAGTTTTGATGAAATGTGTGGAAATTTTCATTTTTAATTAATATGTGCATTTAGAATTATTAACGAATTAGTAACATACTGCTTACGGATGTTTTTTTGTTCTTTTTTATCTTTTTTCTGTCCTTTCGCTTAAAAGAAACAGTAAAAAAGGTTTTTTTTTTGAAACATGTCACATTCTCGAATTTCTCATACTGGAAGTATGCTCGCCCAGGATAAAAAGGTATGCACGAATTTCACCCCTGACGACTTTTGCGCGGCTTGTTTACGATTTTTGAATTTACGGCTTGAATATGACGATGATTTACATGAGTTTTATGAACTACAACAGGAAAACAAGATCTTTTTTTGTAGTCTACGAACAGCACAACGCTGTTTTGGTATCATCAAACGATACAAAAAAATTCATGTAAACTTTTCAATAGCTTCTCCTGGTACACCAGATCAAGTCAAGGAGGCCGTTTCGCGCTTCCAAGGCTTGTCTACTATGCAAAAGATGAGTGTACTAAATTCAAATCACATTTTTTTTGTTCCATCCAGTGTCTTGTCTCAAAATTTTGAACCATATATTCCTGAACTCATAACATCAATGTTGCCAGATACATATGCCATCATTAACGAGAATCCGTTTTACAATCGTAACGGAATGTGGGAGCTCTGTCAACCACAAATTGAGTTTTATGAATATATTACTGGCGTTTTTGATTGCAAGTATCGACATAAGAACTGTGATTTCCCAACTCCTAATTTTGATCGTAGTTCCAAGCCAGTTGGCAAGGAATGGATCCTCATAGATCAACCTGATTCACTTCATTTTGCCTCAATAGCTGATATTAGAGCATATATGCACGATGTTGCAAAAAAAGAAGTAGGATATCATCCAAAATTAGATAAAAAGTTTACTAATCACGTTTATGCTACTGCCACACGTCAATATCCTGTTATGCGTGAGAAAGATGTTAAGACCTGGAAACACGCTTTATTGTGGTATGAACATTCTCGATTATGTCATGAGATGTTAAGAGGGCAGGCACTGCGCCTTGGACTTGATTGTACACCTCCATGTGATTGGCCACCTGATCCCTCAGAACATTTATTATATCACATTCCCGATTCAGAAGAAATTGCCGAAGAATTCTCTCAACATGAGCAAAAAGAGGAAAAAAAAATTATTATCAACTGTTTACGTCAAAAGAATCATGTTGATAAACATGTTTATCAAATTGCTCAGTCCACTCCTGTTGAGAAATTTGAATATTCTTTGACTTTTGAACCATATCCAATCCCTCCAAAAAGAACTCATATAGAAAAGAGGGAACCAATAGTTATGGCTGAAGAAGTTACTTGCACGAGAAATAGTTTTCCTGTTATTCATGCAAAAAAAAACAAACCTGCAATAGTTAAATTTGAAAGTAATCCAATCTTTGAATATGCCAAGCTCAACAATATGTGTACTCCCAGAGGTTCTGATTTCTGGGAAGATCGAGTTGCAGGGGCTCCACATCCCCTATTTTACAATTATTGTATTGAGCGTTTTGGAGAAAAATACGGAAAAGATTACTCTTATTTTATGTGGTTTAAATATGGCGACCAAGTGTTTGATCACAAGGTTGTCCACTACAAAAATAGCTTCCATGATTTTGTCAACAAAGTATGTAAGACTGTTCAAATGCCCAAAAAGAAACATTTGAGAAGAATTGCTTTTAAACAGCCAATGTCAACAATTATGTCAGAAGATGAAAATCGTTTTAGTGCCCTTGAAGAAGAACTTTTGGACGACGGCACAAATTACCAACCAGAAAGAAGAAAACGATTTAAGTCAAAAAAAGCTATCAAAAAAAAACTTGAAAAATTGACTCAGAAGCGTAAAGCTCGAAAAGAACAAGAGCGAATTCAGGCTTTGTATGATGCTCCAGCATATGCGCAACATGTAGAACCATTCTATTTGGTATGTCAATCTAAGGAAGTTTTTTATGATGCTTTGGAGCCTGATCAAAAGAAAAATCTTCTTGAAAAAGCAGCTGATTTCACCTTTCAGCAAAAAAAAAAAATCTCAGAAAAGATCGAAGATTTTTATGACAAAACAAAATTCATATGTGCAAATATGACTCTTGATGATTATGAACACCTACTTGAAAAATATAAGCCAATGAACACTTTAAATTTAATTGCTCAGTGGTGGTCTTGTGAATCTATTACAGAGGATGCCGCTTGCGTTGCAGCTTTCCTTGAATTACATGAAATGTACTGGACCACAGAGCTTACGAAGTTGAAAGTAATGTTAACACCTGTGATTGTTTTTTGTTTAAATGTGTTTAAAGGCTGGTGGAAAAAAAAAGATCAAGACTTGTATGAATTCCAAAATTTTGAACAGTCACCTGCACACTCATTTATTCGTGATACGTTAGGTTTTGATGTTCCAGCTGAGATATTACCAACAGCAGCTATTGTAGTTTGTGTAGGAATACTTCTTTGTGGAGGAATCATACCACATATGTTTAGAAATTTTAAATGGATTCTAAAATCTTTAAGTTCAATAACAGCAATTTTAAAATTGAGTTCTTGCTTTGAATCCGGTTTCTCCGCATTATTTGATGGTTTGTCATCTGTTATAGGAAAATTGTTTGGTTATACATACATCAAAGAAGAGGAAGCCGATGTAATTTCATTTAAACAAAGTCTTTGCTCCTTCCGTGAACGCTTAGGCGAGATGAGTACAGCTCTCAACCATAACCCAACATCTGTTATGGATGATGAAGAAAAATTTAATGAGCTGGAAGCACTATACCAAGAGCTTGACGGCGTTTACTTGCGTTTAATTTCTATCAAAGCAAATTTATCGAACTGTCGACCTTTGTTCGAGGATATACGTCAAGAATTCAAAGCCATTCAAACAGTTGTACGATCAGCACGACAAAAGACCTGTCGAAAAATTGAACCTGTATGGATTTTTATTTCTGGTGTCCCAGGAGTTGGTAAATCTCAACTCATTTCTGCAATTCAACGTGGAATCAGTGAAAAAATGGGACGTAAAGTAACATCTTATGCCAGAAACTCAGGTGAGAAACATTGGTCTGGTTATACTGGCCAAACTTTTGTTACTTATGATGACTTCTCTCAATCTAAAGTTGACACTGATCATGCTGATATTATGTTGTTTAAAAATCCAAATAAAACAACTCTAATTATGTCCGATAATTCGGAAAAAGGAAGACAATTTTCATCACCTTTCGTTATTACAGCGTCCAATGAAATAGATTGTAAAAACTCTGCTTCTGTTAAAAATGGTGTAGCTCTGAATAGACGACGAGATGTTCTCATCTTAGTTAGTGATCCAGAATTGGCCATGTTTCAAAATCAACATGGATGTTATCCATATGAAATGCTTAGTGATGATCCTAATCTTAATGGAAATCCCATAATTACGGATCGCTTTGGAGTTACAAGACATTTTTATGATCCTAACTTTGCTAATCTTGTCATTAATGAAATTTCTACAGATTCAACACGTGCTGATTATAGAGGTAAAGTGATTAATGTGCAAGCTGTGATTGACAAAGCATGGCGAGCACATCTCAAATATAAACAATCATATATCGGTTCAGTAGAAGTGTCATCTCAACTTTATGAAGCATGTGAAGCAAGCTCTTCTGACTGTGACGTAACACCTGTAATGTCCGAAATTACGCGTAGCAAACAACAGAGAGTACGCTTGTTGCCTGGAGAAGTTGACCATCGAGCAAAAAAAAAATTTGAAAAGGCACAAGAGCTAATTAATTATTGGACTCCTACAGGTGATTATGCAGATTTGGAACAAAATTTTGAAAATTTCTGTGCTGATATGGAAACATACCAATTACAATCTGGAGAATCTTTTGGCAGCTATGTATATGGCCGTGGTAAAGTAATTGCAATAGGTGGACCTCCTGGAACAGGCAAAACAACTATCCTTGATATGGTTAAAGATCATTTTGGTGAATTGTGCACTCGTATTAGTGGCGTTGATTTGCTTTTGCAAAAGCCTGAAACACCAGTTGTCATTATTGAAGATGGCAGTACCACCAAGGAAATATTTAACGCACTCAAGCAATTAGTAGTAACAACATATGATTCTCTTTCTCCAATACAAGTACTTTTTTTTTCATATAATAAAGAACTTGCAAAGTCATACTGTCATGATGAAGAATGGACTCTCTTTTATCGACGCCTCGAAGAAATTGAGACAAATTTCCGTATCAAAGGCAAAGGAATTTGGTCTTGTATACGTTCACATCTTGGAGTTGGAAAAAAAAATTCATATGAAAATGTCCAGCTTAATGGTACCAACATCAATGAATACGTTGGTTATCGATTTAAGGGAGTAAATTACACTCAAGCAGCTATAGTAACATTGTTAACATCTGTCGAAGTAAAAGAAGAAGAATTTAAAGTAGCTGTGTGTCATTGTTGTCCAGTTATACCAAGAAGATTGGTCTCAGCTACATTTGAAGTCGAATATCGCGGTCCTTTTTCTGAATTTTCAGGTGGTTTACCAAGTGCACATTTTGATCTTTCAAAAGTTTCGTTAAAAAAGGGCTCTCTCACAAAAGCATTGGATCTAATTCAAAATTTTTTGATGCCATATGATTCTGAAAACAATAAATTTGTTACTCCTGACACAATACCTGAATTTTGCGTATTTATGAACAACATGAATAAAGTTTGTACATCTGAGTTGTCAGCGCACCTCAAGTTTAGTGATGGAGAGTTTTATGTGCGAACTCGAGCCATGGCTCCATATGTTTTGAGGTTTTTCAAAGTTGATGATGTTGATTTCATAGATGGCAAAATTGTTTATCCAGATAAAACTGAATCATGGACAAAAACTACTGCTTCTGAATATGCTCAAGTTTTTTCAAAAGAACAGTTACAAATTCTAAATTGCAAATTTAAAGACATCAAAGCAATAACTGATACAACTGCAAGTGCCATTGGTATGGATACATTTAAAGATCATAATCCAAAATTTTATGGTGCTTTGAGAATTGCAGCATTTGTTGCTAAAATAGCAGTTTCAGCATTTTCCATCTATAAGCTGTTGCCAATGCATGGACGAAAATTATTTGGAGCTATGGAATCTGATACACGCGATAGGACAAAAATTAAAAAATCTGCAAAGCAGGAATATACTCAATATTTTGATTTAAATACTGGTGAATATGAATGGGTTTCTGACTATGATAGTGAATCACGGCCTGAACCAAAGCCTACTCCTCAGAGGATAGTAATTGATCCTGTTTTAGAATCAAGGCCTGAAGTTAAACCAACACCACAAAGAGTTGTAGTTGATCCCATTCTTTTGCCAGAAGCTTCAATAGACCAAAATTCTCGTCAGATTGCGAAAATAGTTACAAAAAACATGGTTCAACTTGGCACAATTGAAAATGGTGAATTTGAACATAAAGTTTGGGCTATGATGGTTATTGGTCGTTGTGGTGCTACTGTTGGCCATGTAGTTAAAGATCAAGAACTATATGCTTTAGATTCCCGATTTGACAAAACACAATTTTATCCCATCAAAATTTTGAAAAGATCTGTTTCCCATGATGTTACAATATTTCAGGTAAATGATGTTCATTGTCCAAATTTCAGAGATATTGCGCAGTATTTGCCCAGTAAAAATGAGCTATCACAAACATCACTGTATAGCGGAAGTCAAGGCATTTTGTGGATCAAATCTAAGATCAATGAATCACCTACTACACTGCAACCAATCAATGTAAAAATTGATGCAGTTGTTCAAAAACGCTGCGTGAGTGGTGATGATGTCTTGACATTAAATGGCATTGGATATCATGGATTTATGACTGCCGTAAAAGTTCACGGCGCAGATTTAGGTACTTCACCCGGAGATTGTGGAAGTCCTTTGATGTTATTGAATCCATTGTGTCGCTTTAAGATCATGGGCTTACATTGTGCAGCAAATGCTAATTCTGGATTAAGTAATTATTTAGTTCGAGAACTATTTATTGGCATGCATGTTGAAATGGCGGGTAAGTGTCAAGCAAACCTGCCAAAGGTTTATGTTTTATCACATCAAGAATTTACTCCTGTACCACCTAAAGAAAGTCTGTGTGGAATGCCAATAGTAGGAGATTTGAAAATGCAACATGTTCCTGAAAAATCCCGTCTTTGGAAATCTCCATTAGCTTTACCAGGAAAAAATATTTATGAGCCAACTATACTTTCACCTATTGATGATCGCAATAAGACTGACCGCCATCCATATTATTCCAACTTGGCAAAATGGAGTCATGATCAACCTAATCTGGATGAAGAACTTATAGATGCTTGCGTTGAAGATCTTGCAGAACGTTATGCACAGGAGATATATCAGACTGGCTTTCCAGTTAAAAAGTTGACGAAAACACAAGCTGTTAACAGTGGAAAGGAATATGGAGTCAATCCAATAGCCATGTCATCTTCACCTGGATATCCCTGGACTTGTGGACAGGCATCTAAAAGAAAATTTTTCTCATTACATGTTTCAAATGATCAAAGTCATATGTTTTATTCCATAGCAGATACAAGTGAAGGTAAGCGATTGCATAATGCCATTGATGCGCTCGTAACATCTTGTGCGCAAGGAAAAGTTTCAGCTGTAGTGTTTGCAGGGCATTTAAAAGATGAACCAGTTAAGGCGACAAAAATTCAGGAATGTACAACTCGCTCTTTTGCTGGAGCACCTTTGGATTATGTTGTTGCCCATCGTCAATATTTTGCAGCTGCTCTCGGTGCTATTAATTCAGTACGGCATACTTTACCATCACAAATAGGGATTAATCCAACATCTATGGAATGGCATTTGCTTGTATCTCGCTTGCTTGAACATTCACCAATTGGATTTGATTTGGATTTTAAAAATTTTGATTCAACTGTTCCATCGTTGATTATGTCGAAAATATACAAAATTTACAATAGAATTTTTGAAGTTAATGATCCAAATGTAACTGAAGTTGAGCAGATTATTCGAAAATCTTTGCATCATTGTTTGACTCATCCATTATTGGCATGTGTACATCCGACAGGTACAGTAGCTTTACAAGCCCCAGGAGGGCAAGTTTCAGGGCAACCGGCTACTTCTACTGATAATTGTTTTGTTCATATGATTTACTTAATGTACGCATGGATGACAATATTCAAAGATGATCCTCTTGGTAATTTCTCAGCATTTTGGAAAAATGTTAAACCAATAGTTTATGGTGATGATGGATGTTATGCAGTTGATCCATCTGTTATTGATCGTTTCAATTTAATTTCTGTTTCACAAATTATGCAAAATATTGGAATTACATGTACTGGAGCTTCTAAGCAAGGTTTAATGCAACCTTTCAAGGAAGTGAAAAATTTTGAATTTATTAAAAGAACTTTTGTGCAAGCTGGACCATATTGGATAGGACCTCTCCATCCAACATCATTTTTCAAAATGCTTAATTACTCCAAAGGAAGAACACATCATTGGTTTCGTGAACCAGAAGCAATAGATTACAATCAAGAAGATATGACAAATACTGTAACATCTGCACTTGAAGAGGCATGTTTTCATGGCGAGCGAGCCTTCAATTTGATGAAGCAACATCTTTTCCATAAGTGCAAAATGTACGGAATTCCACTTCATCCTACATTGTCATATACTTTTCGAGACACTTTGGCACGTAAAGATTTAAATTTTTTAAAGTTCATTCCAGATTCTGATGCACCTGAAATTTGGGGTTTCGTTCCTCGTCAATAGACTTCACAAATGTAAATAGCTATGGCTACTTTAGCTGCGAATCAACCTGATCCAGGTTCTGGAGAAATTTTTGACTCAACAGCAATTAGAAATGAAACACCGTTATCGGCTGTCGGTGGACAAGGTGGTCCGACACAGGAAGCTCCCCAGCATGTCGGCGAAGTTAATACAATTGATCAATTTTTACGTGTTCAATCTATTCATCTCTCAACTACAACTTGGTCAACCTCTGCTGACGCAGGTACACTTCTTTTTTCTGTCCCTATACATCCTTCTTTTACCCACGTCTATCTGGGCCATCTATGGAAAATGTATAATGCGTGGGCTGGTGGAACTGACTTTGACCTTTATATCAATGCTACTGGTTTCCACGCTGGGAAACTTGGCCAGGCACGTATTCCACCAAATATACATCCGTCTACTTTAAGATCTATATCTGATTGGACAGCTTTCGAGTACCAAGTGTTGGATGCAAAGACAATGCAAGGTTCGTGTTCTTCTATAATTGATCAACGTAATACAATGTATCATTATCAAGATTTTGATGAAAACAATCCCTCTACATTTGGTGGTTATTTTTGTGTTTTTGTTATTGCCCCTTTGGCAACTTCATCAACAGGTGCAACTTCAGTATCTATCTTAATTTTTTCAAAGCCAGCTTCAAATTTCACTTTTGCGCAATTGAGACCTCTCAAAAGCGCACAAAACAATGCCGTTATTCCGCCAGATTTGGAAAAAGCTCTTGATTTTCGACGTTTTGCTGCTGAACCAGTCCAAGGATCAGAAATCCAAGGAATGACAGTTCATTCACTCAAAGGAAAAAAAATTTTGAAAGATGAAGTTATAAATTGTGCGAAATTTGGTGGAGCTGCTATGTATGAACATCTTTTCACTCCAATTTCATCAGGTGCTGTAAGAAAGAAGCAGAATTTTGTCGAATTACAAGCTAATTTGCAAGTTGTTCGAGTTAATGGTGAAAATTATATTCGGTCTGTTGGGAGAAGTGATCTTGTTTTCAATACTTTGACAGACAATCCAAAAGAACCAGGCATTCCTTACGTTGACAATCTTGTTTGTGTGTTAACATTTGTTGCACAGAAGGCCGATTCTACAGTTCCAAGCAGTGTCGTTGCTGGTTTTTTCACAAACAACACAAAAAATCCTCAATTTCATGGATTTTGGGCAAATTTTAAGGACAATGCAGGCAATTGGGATAGCTATGGATTTATGGATGATGAAGTTCCTGAATTGAAAACAGATACATCATACGATTTGTTGCTCAAAAATTTTTTCATTCAGATACTTCAAGTCACTCTTCCCGACTCTGCAAAAACGTATGCTCCACCAATCACTGAATCAGTCATTGATTTTCAAACTTATAGTCGTTCTTCAGCTCAACCTTTGGCACTGCAAATGTTATTGAAAGATCCAAGTTTTGATTCTGTGCTTCCTGATGGCCAAACTCTAAATTTTGAGTTATGGGATGAACATGCCAATTTACCAATCATGCCACTGCGCTTACATCGAGATGGCTTTTTCTCAACTGTTGCACAGGATACGGATTTGGTTTTTGATTTGACAACACATAAATATGCTCTCAAATACATTGGACGTTCACCTGCCACTTCAGCACTGTCAGCAGCCGTTAGTCGCGCACCATCAGAATATAAAAGAAATTTCTTGCACTCTCGTTTGGTTGCTACTGTCGATGGCGAACTTAAGTTTTGAACAACAGCTTGAACTCCAGCGTAATCTTTTGACAAGTAATAATCAAATCTCAGCCGCTCGAAATCAATCTGCTCTTGATGTTGGAAACTTAATTGGGGGGCAACGACAACAATATAACACAACTTTGATTGCGAATGAAAATTCTCGCAATCTAACAAACTTGACGATTTCAGGGCAACGTTCTGCCGATACTGCGGCAACAAATGCTATGAAATGGTCAACAGGTTTGCTTAATGCTACAACTTTTGGCTTAGGCACTCTTGCCTCAGGAGCGATCAATGCTGGCCTTACAGCATTGCAAGAGAAAGAACAACAAAACCTGTTTGACTATACAACTGGAAAGGCATCTGCAGCCTTCCAACAAGCTGGCTTACCATCATGGCTGGCTTATATGCCCAAAGCGTCAAGTGCTTTTCCAACTACAACTCAATTTTTCTCCGGTTCTAATTCTATGACATCTTCTATTCCTGGAAATGTTACCTCTCAGCCATTTATTAATTCACCTACTCAAAATGCTATGGGTGTTGGAGATGTTAATTAGGGTTCCTCAACAATAGTTTTCACCCTTGTAAATACACGCCTTGATATTAAAAGCGCCAATTTTCTTATTTTAGTATCCATGCGTTGGTTTAAAATTAACGATGACTATGAATTACTATGTTGCTGCAACGAGTTCGATGGAGGAAATCAACTCGGCATACGAGTCCTTGGACAATTCATTCCGTGTCAATGCGAACAAATGGCACGAAGCTTTCGAACAGATAGAGAGTTTTGCCGTTCTTGCAAGGGACTCACAAAAAAGAGATCTTTTGATTGCGCTAACTTACATCTTTCATATGATGGGCCCCCTGTTGACATTCCAGAGGCAGTACGCAAGCGCATCCGGGTCCGAAGCCAAGAAACGGGAGAAGCGGAAGCGAGCCCTTTGCCAACTTGCCAGTGCGGATACAAAGTATTGGGTGCCGATGGCCCCTTGCACTTTTGTTATATCGGAAGATCGAGCCGTACTCGCGGAGGCACTAGGTACTCTCCATATTGAGGACAATTTCCTTCAGCATCTCGTTGGTATTGATTATGGAGCTCTATATTTTGCAACAGCTTTACATGGAGCTCTTCTGAAATGTAGTTAAATCCTCTTTTTTTACAGTTTTTTTTTTGTTGTAAATTTTCCATATTTTCAAGGTATATATTTATTGCATATATGACGAAAATTACCGTTTAGCGGACAAGCCTACTTTGGCAAGTTTGCGGGTATACTATTTTTGTTTTTTCAGTTAATTCTATTTTTTTTCAAAATTATTATAACTCCAAGTGAGTCTAAACGAAAGGGAAA